TAATCTCCAGAATACAGCTTTTCTGGAGCGGTTCGGTTGCACATTCGAACAGAAATTTCCATCACCAACCGAGGAACAAAAGATGGTTCTTAACTGGATGGGTGCTAATAACTGCGTGGATAAAGATCTTGCTGCAGCCCTAGTAAAGTGGACTGATACGGTTCGTAGAACCTATACCGACGGCGGTATCGAGGACGTGGTTTCAACTCGTAGGTTGAATCACATCGTGGTTGCATATTCGATCTACGGCGATATCAAACTCGCAATCGAACTCTGCACAAACCGATTCGATTCATTTACGGCAGCTGCATTTCGTGACCTGTTTGATAAGATATATGTGCTTAAATCAGACACAGTATCTGATAATTATGACTGCACCCCGTTTGCGCCTGTGCCAGTGAGTCCAGTATAATGCTAAGCTATTCAGATCTTTCCAAAGCCAAACAGCGCTGGGTTAACCTCGTTGAAAAACATTTCCCAAATATCCTTGATGTAACAAAAGGTGTTCTATCCTACAAGGATCTCCAGGATATTCACGCCAATTTTACAGCACGCCGGGTAGAAGGAAAGCAGTTTAAAGTTTCCAAACCTCTCTGGCTAATAAGTAATAACGCAATTTCTCGAGGTGTTTACAAGTTCCCATTCAGTACAGTTGAGGAAATTGTAGATGAGCAAGCGGAACCAGATACCGAGATGGAAATCCGTTATCAGGCAGAACTCGCAAAGTTAGATATTAGGAAAAAGAAATGATCTCAAATACCTCCGTTATACCTATACCCTCGGGTGCTTCGCGACTCACATATACCCCAGTCTGGAAATGTTCTGGCGAGCTTCGATGGTTTGAGTTTATAGCCACCCGCCACGTCGACGAAGATTTTGTTATGACGACGAAAGAAAAGAAACTTCAACAGGCCTGGCTCGAATTTTTCACACACGAAGTTGAATGGCGCGACGTGCCGACAGTCCAACTCCCATAACTATTAAAAGGCTGTACAAACGTACAGACTAGAGTTTATTTTCGTACCACAAAAACCGTGGTATAATTAATAATCAGCGACTCCGATAGTTGGCAAAATTTTTTATTCTCGGTACCATAGGAAACTATAGAATGGCTAAAGCTAAACAATCGATGCAAGCACGTGTGCTAGCGACCCTTCAATCCGGCAAAGAACTGACATCTGCTCAGTTGACCAAATTCGGTCTGTCAAATCCATCTGCCGCAATTAGCCAATTGCGTGCAGCCGGTGCCACAATCTATGCAAACACGCGTACGACCAAAGCTGGCGTTAAATTCAGCGCATGGCGCATGAACGTTAAGTAAAGCATATGACTCGAGTTCTTCCGGACCCGAGTTCAACCGCGGCTGCGCCAATTGGACGAAAGTTCGATTCTGGCAAGCCGCGTCTTGGCTTACTGCCGCCGCACGCCGTTTTGGCTATCGCCCGAGTTCTAACAATAGGCAGTCGTAAATACGAAGATCATAACTGGCTTCACGTAGCTGGCGCCGAGACACGTTATATGGACGCGATGTTGCGCCACGTCTTCGCCCACATGTCGGGCGAACAAACTGATCCAGAAACTGGCGAAAATCATCTCGCTCACGCTGGTTGTTGCCTCATGTTTTTGTTAGATTCAGCCGAATCAGGCCACAAATTTCCTACCGTTCAAAATCACCAGAGCCAGAATCTTGTGTGACGGATGATATGCTTGATGCAGCACCGACTTATTACATGGCCCAAGTCGATTCTAGAGCGGATCTGAAATTCCCACCACCCGGCGAGAAAATAGCGATTGCAATGGACAGCGCTCGATCCGTTTACGGATATACTTACATGTGGATATATTCCGACGGTAAATGGTCAGCTAATTCGGTTCTTACTGCCGAGGACCGATATTAGTTTATTATATAATTCTAAAAAATAAGTTATAATTGATTATCAGCAACTAATTAATATCTAATATAATGCACACAAATATTAAACCTATTCAATTTGAAAATTTATCCAATATAGAACAACAATATTGGATTGAAGAAATTCAAATTATGTCAGATGTAATTGGTCACCCTATGGTTGAATCTGATAAGGTTCTTGCCAAACGCCTTTATGAACGCTCCGTGGGAATCAGTGTTTTAAACTAAAAATGGCAATATTGCTACTACTTTAATATGAAAGAAATGAAATGAAATTTTCAAAAGAGACAATCACAATTCTGAAACATTTATCTACGATAAATCAGAACATAATTCTAAAACCCGGCAGTGTGGTTTCAACCATCAGCCCGCAGAAAAATGTTCTAGCAGATATCGCCGTCGTCGAGGTCTTCGAAACTGAGTTTGGCATCTACGATCTATCCGAATTTCTAGGCGCCCTATCGCTATTCAATGACCCAGATGTAGTCTTCAAGCCCAAGCTTGCGATGATCTCGGAAGGCGGCAACGCAATCAAATACTACGCAGCCGATACATCCATCTTGATCGTGCCCACCAAGCCTCTAAAATTTCCAACATCTGATTTGGACTTCAAACTATCGCAAGAAACTTTGTCGTTAATCCTTCGCACGGCCGGTGTATTACGGAGTTCGGATATTTCGCTCGTCGGTGAGGGCGGTCTGCTATCCTTTGACGTATCTGATTTGAAATCTGCTACTTCTAATTCGTTCACAGTACCGCTTGGTGATACCGATCTCACCTTCAAAGCCAATTTCAAGACGGAAAACTTGAAACTAATTGCTGGCGACTATGCTGTGAGCATCAGTTCCAAGAAAATCGCACGATTTAAGCTCATTGGGGGTAACGCGGTATTTTTTGTTGCACTTGAGAGTACTTCTGAATTTAATAGTTAAATTTATATTTCGGAATTTATTATGAACCCCAATGAAAAAGTTTGGGCTGAGGCTCACAGACCAAAGACGGTAGCAGACTGCATCTTGCCCGAAGAAACCATCAAGATGGTTCAGGCTGCTATTGCCTCCAATAGTATTCAGCACCTCATCTTGACGGGCCCGCCTGGGACTGGAAAAACCAGTTTATGTTACGCAATAGCTCATGATTTAGAGTCTGATATACTGGCAATCAATTGCGGGTTAGATAGTTCTATTGATAACATTCGTTCATCAGTAATATCATTTAGTAGTTCAGTCTCATTGACTGGTGCAACAAAGATCGTACTATTTGACGAAGCAGATTCTCTTTCTGCGAATGCGATGAATGCACTCAAAGGGATGATTGAATCATTTTCCTCAACTCGCTACTTCTTTACCACCAATTCGCTCGCTAAAATCATTCCCGCAATTCAGTCTCGGGCACTGATTATCGAGTTCACAGCCATGGCGTCTGAGAAGCCAAAACTGGCAGGAAAGATGTTCAAGCGCGTTTTGGCGATTTTGAAGATAAATGATATCAAATTTGAAGCGCATGTTGTTGCTCAAATCGTCAACAAATTTTTTCCTGACTTCCGCAAAACTTTAAATGAACTGCAACGCTATTCGGTCACCGGCAAGATAGACTCTGGTATTCTGCTCGGGGACTCTTCTGCATCGTATAAAGAACTTCTCGCGGCGGTCAAGGATAAAGATTTTAAAGCCATGAGACGATGGGTCGGTGAAAACGCTGACATCGAGATGATGATTTTATTTCGAGACTTTTACGAAAATTGTTTTGAATATTTTAAGCCAGAAACTATTCCGCAAATGATACTTTTAATGTCCGATTATGGATATAAATCTACATTCGCTGTGGACCAGCAGATTACTTTATCGGCCGCTCTTATTGAAATGGCCTTGCTTGATCCCGTGAAAGATTAAATGGAATATATTGTCTACATAGTATCAGCTTTACTGTTTGGTTACTGGTATGGTCACGGTCGTGGTCGAATATCTAATCTCCAAGCCCAACTCACAGAAATACTCGATGCATTCCCTGTTAATATTGAAATCTACAAGGTCGCTGATACATATTATGCCCGTATCATGATCATTGGGCAGCATCTTGCCCAGAGTAAAAATTATGATGAACTTGTTGATATGGCTTCAGACAAATTCCCAGGACGCACTATCATAATAAGTGAAGTTGATGAATAAGACCAAAACGGCTTTCGATATCATTCAACAATTGAGTTCTGAACGGGACTATAGTTATGATGCTGAAACCGAGCAATTGTATACCCCATTTTTAACGAATCGGGGTTTTAGTAACTTCTATGATACTATCATGTTATCCGTTGAAATGAACACAATGGCTGTCTCAAAAACACCCCGCAAATGGCAGCATGACTTCTACCACCACGCCATTCTACCAAAGAAAAAGCGATTTGCTTCTTGGGCAAAACCCATCAAAGACACAAATATTCAGACTATATCAGATGCATATAACTGTAGTAAAGCAGTCGCTGAGCAGTATTCTTTGGTTCTCACCGCCAGTGATATTGAGGAACTAACCGCAAGAATGTACAAAGGTGGGCGATAACATAGTATAAATAGGAGGTCAATAACAATAAGACTTTACTATGAATGCTCAAGATTTATCTGCCCCATACCACTGGACCGAAAGTTGTATGTATGAGGTTATTTTACCAGACCCAGACGCCTTTCTAAAAATCAAAGAAACTCTAACACGTATAGGTGTGGCTTCGTTACACGGAAAAACCCTGTTTCAGACCTGCCACATTCTCCATCGCCGCGGGCATTACTATATTATGAACTTTAAAGAATTGTTTGCTCTAGATGGACGGCCGACACAACTTGACTATAACGATATCGCCCGTCGAACCACGATTGCAGATTTACTTGAACAGTGGGGTTTATGTAAAATCATCGAGAAGTCTGATTTAGTTGTACCAATATCTACGATCAAAATTATTCCATTCGCTCAAAAGAAGGACTGGATTCTGGTCGCCAAATACACTGTAGGAAAACGGGTGTGAAGTCTAGCCAAAAGAGTGATTTCGAAACAACCATCGTTAAATTCCCGATGCTTATTGCCGGTGATTGGAGGTTCTGTATTTCGACGACAAATCAAAACAATATCCTCATTTTCGCCGCGCAGCAAAGTGTTCCATGTCAATTTTTAGTTAGATTTTTTGATAAAGAAGCTATCGCAGCGGCATGGATCAAAAGCATTATGGATTAAGTTTATTTCCTGCCTAAGAAAAGTAGGTTATAATAGATTATATTATGAAAATTGTGAGATTTTATGAGCGGAATGTTCGGACTCGATTTTGAAACTTTTGGCACAGACGGTTCGTCGATCATCGTTTCCGCAGGCCTTGTATATTACGATGATACGCGGCCGTTAACCTATGCCGGGCTTTTGGCGGATTCTATATACGTCAAGTTCAATGTGGCCGAGCAGAAAGCCGCTGGCCGGCTCATCGACAAAGATACGCTGACCTGGTGGCAAAAACAGTCCAAGGAAGCACGTCGCGGCATTATGCCCAGCGCTACTGATCTATCAATGATAGATGGGCTATCCGCGTTGTCGACTTTTTACTTCTCCAAACCGGATGCAAAAAAGAGTATAGTATTCACCCGCGGCGGCATCGATAAAGTATGGCTCGATTCATTGTGCAAGAGTGCTAATGTAGAACAGTTTATGCCGTACTACAACTTTCGTGACGTGCGCACATTCCTCGATTGCTTTTATTCATCTGGCGGCCGAGGTTCTGCTAAGGTTGATTTATCCAAGTGTCCAGACTTTAATATGTCCAATGTAGTTCTTCATAGCCCATGCGCAGATGCGGCCAAGGATCTGTGCATGATTCTAGCTGGAACAGAATAAAAATTTACAGTTATGAAATTCTACACAAATATAGCCCGCGCCGGCAACTCTATCCTAGTTCGTGAAGTAGTTGATGGGATCTCATCACTTCGCAAAGATGCATGGCAACCTACTTATTATCTTAGAGACGAAAACTCTACTTCTGGTCTGGCCTCACTGTATGGTGATAAAGTTAAGGAAGTACAACCGGGCAATATGCATGATGCCCGGGATTGGTGTAAGACTTATGCCGGGGTATCGGGCATAGAAGTGTTTGGGCAACAGAATGAAGTTCTTCAATATGCAAATCAATATGACTTTCACGGGTGGGACTTCTCTCGCATCAAAGTTTATTCGGTAGATATCGAGGTCGGCTCAGCTCCAGATGGAAGTTTCCCTGACCCAAAATACGCATTGGGAACTATCCAGCTGATCACAGTCCAAGATATCCACACCAAGCGGTGTTATACTTGGGGCATCAAAGGCTATGTACCCACAGGCAAACACAATGTAGTGACGGCCTATACGGAATGCAGAGACGAAAAAGCACTGCTGAAGTTATTCTTGGCTTTTTGGTCCCAAGCTTATCCAGATATCGTCACTGGTTGGAGCGTAGACGGCTTCGATGTGCCTTATCTTCTTAATCGCATCACAATCGTCTTAGGTCATGAGTTTGCCAAGAAGCTTTCTCCATGGGGATTGGTTGACTTTCAACTTCGCAACTACAAAGGCCGCGACGAACTTGAGTATAGTATCACGGGTATATCTGTTCTTGATATGATGGCACTAATGAAGAAGTTCACCACTAAGGCTCGCGAATCGTGGGCGCTTGGATCTATCGCACAAGAAGAACTCGGTGTGAGCAAACTCGAAAACCCAACCGAATCGTTCGACGCCTTCTTCAGCGATGAGTTTCATACCTATGTAGAATATAACGTTCGAGACGCAGAATTAGTTGGCCAACTTAATGATAAGTTACGTTTGATCGAACTCGCGTTAACGATTGCTTATGAGGCCAAGATTAACTACACCGAC